CATACGCCATCGGTCGCAACTGGGGCTGGCTCAGCGTCAACGAGATCCGAGCACTCGAGCAACTCGACCCTATTGAGGGTGGAGATGTATTCCTCCAGCCCCTCAACATGCAGCCGGTCAACTCGATGGGCGGGGCTCAGGCACCACCTGCCGACCCGACAGTCGCACCAGTGCCCGTGCCCGATCCTGCGCTCGTGCCTGCGCCAGCAGCACCGGCAGAGACCAACGACCTCGAGGCATACGCCAGCGATGCAGTCATTGCGTTAGCGCTGGCAATGACCGAACATCAGATCCCGAGCTGCGAGCATGGCAGCACCAATCGCTGCCGTGTCTGCGGCATCGAGCGTGAGCGTGAGCTAGTGCCGCCGAGCCGCCCAGGCGGCCGTCATGGCTGGAGGATTAAATGGCGACCGATTCTGCCGTTGAGCAAAACAGAGCCTGCGCAGGAGGTCACCGATGGAGCGTAGATTACTCTCTACCGTCTCATCTGACGCAGGCCGCCTCATGGGCTATGCCAGCGTCTACGGTCCTCTCAGCGAGGATCTAGGCGGGTTCCGTGAGCGCATTGCGCCGCAGGCATTTAGCCGCACGCTCGAGAGTAAGAGCGCAGATGTGCGAGCGCTGGTCAATCACGACGCCTCGCTTGTGCTAGGTCGTCGCAGTACGGGCACGCTCAAATTGAGCACCGACAAAAATGGCCTAGGCGTCGAGATCTACCCGCCCGACACAAGCTATGCCAGGGATCTACTAGCGCTCATCGAGCGTGGCGATGTCAATCAAATGTCGTTTGGCTTCATTGTGAGAGCTGACGAGTGGACAATCGAGGAAACTGTGCGAGTGCGGACCGTGACAGATGTCGAGCTCATCGAGGTCTCCGTCGTCACCATCCCCGCATATCCGGACACCACGGTCGCGATACGGTCGCGTGATCAGTGGATCGCTAGCCAATTGCGGCTAAGCGTACATCTAAGAGGCCGGAGATTATTGATGTCGCAGCTCGGCTGCGCAGGGAGGATTGTATGAGCGTATCACGTCGCGACCTGCTCGCAGAGCGAGCACGTCTAGTAGAGCAGGCCCAGAGCTACCATGAGTCGGCATCGACTCGTGAATGGACGCCTGAGGAGATTGCAAAGGTCGATGTGATCGTTGCTCTGATCGCTGAGCACGATAGCCGCATCGCAGCTATCGAGATGGCGATGGCTGAGGAGGTCTCTGGCGAAGAGGCGCCCGTCGAAGCACCAGCAGAAGAACCAGCAGCAGCACCAGCAGCAGCACCAGCAGCAGCAGCAGAGCAGCAGGCTGCGTCACGCGCACGGCTCAACAATGTGCTCAGCGCATCGTCACGCCGCACTCGTCCAGCACCGATCGGAGTGCCAATGTTTACGCGTGACCTCGACAACAAGCGCGCCAATCGGGATCGTGAACAAGCCCTTTGTGGTTGGTTCCTTGGCAACGACGCACGGGCTGAGCATCGCAGCGCAGCTCAGCGCTCAGGGCTCAATCTGGGCAGCAATCGTCTCGTATTGACTCGTGCTAACAGCACGAGCAACAGCGCCGGTGGTTATACCATCCCGCAGGGATTCTTGGCTGAGCTCGAGAAAAAGATCGTCTATTTCAACCCATTGCGTGATGTTGCTCGCGTGATCCGCACCGAGTCTGGCAATAGCCTGCCATTCCCCACGATCGATGACACTGGCAACCCTGGTGCGATTGGCGCCGAAAACACCGCACCATCAGCCACCGACATGACCTTTGGCCAGATCATCCTCGGCGCATACCGCACCGAGTCGCTCGTGCTGCTCAGCAATGAGCTGCTACGCGACTCCGGCTTGGATCTTGCGACCGAAGTGGCTGGCCTGCTCGGTGAGCGATTGGGTCGCAAAGAGGCGACTGATCACGCAACCGGGAACGGCACGACTGCACCTCAGGGCGTAGTCACCGGCTCGAGCACTGGCGTTGCTGGTGCGACCACTACCACCATCACGCTCGCAAATATCATGGGATGCCGCAACGCACTCGATTACGGCTACCAGCAGAACGGCTCGTGGATGATGCACCAGTCGATCTGGTCTAGCATCCTGCAACTGGCCGACTCACAGAGCCGCCCATTGTTCCTCGACTTGTTGAACGGCAACGCTCCAAGGTTGCTTGGTTATCCTGTGATCATCAATAACGCAATGGCCAGCTCGATCGCTGCCAGCGCCAAGACTGTACTGTTTGGAGATTTCAGCAAGTACTACATCCGTGATGCGGGCGATATCGAAATCATCCGCATGAACGAGCGCTATGCTGATGCTTATCAGACCGGGTTTATGGCAGTGCGTCGTAGCGATGCCAAGGTCGCTCAGAGCGCAGCGATTGTCCGCATCACTCAGCCAGCATCCTAATGTGGAGTAGACTCATGAGAGTGAAAATACTGATCCATTGTGTTGGCACTCTCGTGAGCTACATGCCCGGTGAGGTATTGGATATTATTGGCGATGATGCCCAGCGGCTCGTATCCGCTGGGCTCGCCGAGCCCTATCAGGAGCCAGCAGCTCTGGCTCCTCCACCTTTAGACATCGCAGATAATAAGCGTCGAAAGAACGTGGAGAAACGATGAACATCAGCATCCTAGCGCGAGGCAGCGTCGAGCCAGTCACACTGGCCGAGGCGAAACTGCACCTGCGCGTAGATCTCTCTAATGACGATGCCCTGATCGGGGCAATGATCAGCGCAGCCCGTGACATGGTTGAGCGCTACACGGGCCGTACTCTGATCTACACCGCATACCGCCTGATCTATGACGTATGGCCCTACGACATCGAGCTGCCACGCTCACCTGCCGTTGAGGCAGCAGCCAATCTAATCACTGGCATCGCATACATCACACCACGCATCCGCTATTACGATGGCGATGGCAATCAGCAGACGATGACGTACGCTGCCGGTGATTTTGAATTGTTGCTCAACAACAACCCGCCGCTGCTTGTGCTGCCCGCCAGTGGCACGTGGCCGACAACCTACCCGCTACAGCGTGGTGCAATCGAGATCGACTGGATCGCAGGGTATGGCGCGGCAAGCACTGGCGTGCCGCAGCTCCTGCGCCTTGCCATCATGATGCTCGTCGCTCACTGGTACGAGCACCGCGAAGCCGTTGGATCGTTTGGCTCTGAGGTGCCCTTGGCCGTGGATAGCGTGCTCAGGCTCTATAGCGATGGAGGGTATACCTGATGCCCTACGTCACAGTAGTTGGGGACATGCGCCGCCGCGTGGCTCTTCAGTCACCGACTGACGCCGTCGATTCGTACGGGCAGGCAATCCGCACATGGGCCACGTACGCCACGGTATGGGCCAGCGTTATCTCGACTCCTGGCAGTGAGCCGCAGAGCGCACTGATGCAGAGCGCAGTGACGACCTACACGATCACGATGCGCTATCGGGCTGATGTGCTGCCGATCCATCGCATACTCTACGGATCGCTCGAGCTTAATATCGTTGGGCTAAGCACCATCGAAGGGCTCAATGAACATCTCAAAATCACGGCAGTCGAGGTGCAGTCATGAATGGCCAATTCGCCATCGACGGCATTAGTCCTCTCATGGACAAACTGGCACGATTCCCGATCGCCATACGTACTGCGTTTCGCCGAGCTGCTCGCAAAATTGGTGGCCAAGTGGCAAAGATCGCTCGGGCGAAAGCGCCGAGCCGTAAAGCGATGATACGTGTAGGCGATCAGCTAGTACGCATTTACGGCGCAAGTTTAGCGTTGAAAAAAAGCATTGCCGTGAAGGTCGTCACGACAAAAAAAGGCGTAGTTATGGCAATAGTTGGCCCCAAAAAGGGCACTTCAGCCAAGGTATTTATTGCATATTACAAGCCGTCAAAATCAAAAGTAGCGCAGCGTAATGTCATGATCGAAGCAAAACCAACAAAATACGCGCATCTTGTCGAAAATGGATTTAATGCCAAAATTTGGGCCAGCAATAAGCGAATAAGAGTTAGCGCCAAGCCTTTTCTGCGCCCTGCCCTAGATGCTGGCATGTACACGGCATCAGAGATCACCGCGGATTATCTTCAAATCGCAATAGACAATCTGATCTCCAAGGGCAAAATAGTACCCGACATAGGTGATACATGAGCGCACTAGGCAAGCTCCTGCGCACCTATCTCGTTGGGCGCAGCAACTACGCGACGACTGTACCCGGTGGCATATCGCCTGAGAATGCGCCAGTGGGCTCGTCCCTGCCCTATGTCGTCTATCAGGGCATTAGCACTCAGCGTCAGATGCTGCTCGCTGGTACGCCTGCCGTGATCACGGAGCGCGTAACTCTCACGGCAGTGGCTGAGACACGATCCGATGCGCAGGGCGTCCTAGTGTGGATCGCAGCGCAGATCGAGGCTACACCGGGACGGCACACCGTGTCCTCGACAACAATCCATCACTGGCGCATCGAAGAGGCGCAGGATCAATCCGAGCTCGGAGGAGATGGGACCGACGAGCTAGCTCGGCTCACGACTATCGATATCGTGGGCACATACCAGTAAGGGAGTCTCGATATGCCAAATGTACTCGGGCCGGGCAGCACCGCAGCATATGCAACGCTGACCTCATCCACAGCAGGAACCACCGCAGCCCTCAGCGGGCTAGTGAGCATCGCCGCCAATGCGCGCTCGACCACGTTTGCGGACGTGACCGCGCTGAGCGATACGACCATGCAGCGTATACCCGTGCGCCACGACCCAGGCACGGTTCAATTCACGATGTACCTCGACGATACAGCGACCGCCACCAATTTGCTGAGCTTGCTAAATACTCGCCGTACCAGCAAGGTACACACCCGCGTAACAGTTGATCTTGGCGGGGCTAACATCGACACGCTCGCAGTGTATGATGGCTACATCTCCGAGATCGGGTATCCTGATATCGGTGCGACCGATGAGGCACTGCGCTTCACGGTCACAATGCAATTGAGTGACAAGGACAATACCTAATGGCTCTTGACAAAGCAGCTATTCTCGCAGGCGCAAAGCCAAAGATTATCACTATCTCCGTGCCCGAGTGGGGCGGAGATGTGTGCCTGCGCGAGATCACGGCAGGCCAGCTCGATCAATGGGATGCCTGGCAGATCGAGCATGAGGGCGCGGCTCGGTATGCAAACATCCGGGCTCGCATGCTAGTGCTCACAATCTGCGACGAGCAGGGCGTGAGACTATTTAACGACAATGAGATCTCAGTCGTGAGCGGGCTGCCTGCTCACACCGTCGATAAGTTGTGGGACGCATCCTGCAAACTTGTAGGCCTGCGTCCTGAGGACGTGGAAAAAAACTAGCCAAGCGCCCGCTCAGGCGGGTGCTATTTCGGCTCGCTGGCCATCTCGGCATGACGGTCGGCGAGATCGAGGAGCGGATGAGTAGCACAGAGCTGGCCGAGTGGGTCGCACTCATTCGGCTCGATCCATGGGGCTACTACCGCAGCGACACTCAGCATGCACTATCGGCATGGGCACCGATGGCAGCGTGGAGTAAGGGCGCAAAAATAGCAGACTTCATGCCTCGAGATCTCTGCGCAGAGATGGAGGCAGAGCGTACGACACTCACGGCACTGGTAGAGACCGGGGCCAAGATCATGACACGGGAGCAGGCATATGGCTAGTATCGCCAAACTCTCAGTACAGATGGCATGGCATGGCTCCGATGTCACCAAAGGGGCCGCGGATGCCAGCAAGAGCCTTGAAACCGTAGGCGACACGGCAGACAAATCGAAGGAAAGCCTCGAGGCCATCGCCAAAGTCGAGCCAATCAACATATCAGAAATGCTAGGCCTTAAGTCTCTTAACGACGTTAAGGGCTTGCTTGACATGGCCAGGGGCGTGTTCACTTTCTTTGTCGGCATGCCGTTACAAGCTGGCGTTTCAATTCTGAAAATGGGTGGCGCTCTTCAAACGATGACGATACGCGCTCAGCACATGGCGCAATCAGTCGAGGATGGCACCAAAGTAATTAAAGATCTGAGAGACATCAGTAGCAACACTGGTGTACCGCTCGAGGATCTTGCCAAGGCATTCGAGCAATTCACTTCTGCTGGCATGAGCACGGCAGGGGCAGCCACTATCCTTGCCCAGACTGGCAACGCCATCGAGATACTTGGTGGCGGGGCTGCTGGCGCTAATGCGGTCGCTAGCGCAATCACTGAGATACGTGGCGCGGCAATCGCCACCGATGGCCCACTGCAGACATTGCAGAAGGGTGGCTTGCGAGTATTTGAATCATTGGCCAAAGAGCTCGAATCAGTCACGGGCAATGCCTATAGCGTTGAGGATGCGTTAGCGGCGGTCAAGGATGGAGCAGTCAGCAGCGCAACCGCAGTACGTGCAGTGTTCGGCGCGTCGAACACTAAAGAGGCAGCAGATACAGCGGGCAAAATTGCCAACTCATTTGAGGGCATGCTTCGCCAAGTTACCGCTGGGTTCAACGACCTGCTAACAGAAATAGGCAAGCAGATGCTTGCCATCATTCAGCCAGAGAAGGCGTTCGCCGCACTCAAGGGCGCGTTTCAAGGAGTTAAAGAAGTCGTGCAAGAAATCGCTGCAGCATTCCTGCCCGTGGTCGATCCCAAAGATAAAGCAGCAGGCCTAGCCTCTATATTTGAATCAAGTAAGCAGATTGCCAAAGACGTTGCTAACAAATTGATTGAAGGCGTCTCATCGCTGAAAACAATGTTTGACGAGGTTGTCGCTGGCATACGGCAACTCATGGAGGATTACAAAGGCCTGCCAACGCCAAAGAACATTAGCGATGCGGTCAAGTTTAGTTTTACTGCCGCCCTGCCCGGCGAGGATGCAAACTCTGAAGCGGCAAAAAAACGACTAGATGCTAGGCTGCGAGAAGAGAAAGCGTTCGACGATGACTTTTTCAACATGCTCACCTTTGGACTAACTGGCCCAGGCGTTCATGCAAAATCAGAACTTGTCAGCCCTGCGATAAGACCTAGTGAATTGATGCCCGCCGTCGATGCTAAGGCTAAGGCCGACAAGCTTATGGCCGAGATGGCAGCAAAGGCTGAGGCCACGGCTAAGGCCGCAGCGGAAAGTAAATTGGCACAAGAGAGAATGCTTGAGGCTGAGGCCGCAAAAAATCTAGAGGAAGAGACCAAGGCCTGCAGCGCTGCTCTTGAGGAGCAAGCCCGAGAGACGGCATTGCTCACGCTTGATCTTGAGAATGCGACCAAAGACAACGACAAAATGACTCGAGACATAGTTAACAACAATAAGACGATCACCGAGAAATTCGCGGAGATGACGGGCAATCTCGAGACAATCATGGCGCAGGCAGCCAAGGGCAGCAAGGAGAGTGCTGACAAGCTGCGAGCCGCCCAAGCCCGCGTCACCGGCAAGGCTCTCCAAGATCTAGTCAAGCAATTCGCGCCCGCTCAGGCAGGCAGCGCTCAGGCGTTTGTCGTCGGCTCTGCCGGCGCTGCTGAGGCGCAGATCAGGGCACGTATGGAGATGACAAACGCCCAAGCAGATCCGCAGAAGATGATTGTCTTAGCGCTCGAGGAGGCCGCCAAACAGGATGCGGCACAAACCAAATTGCAAGAGCGGCTGGTCGTCGCTGCCGAGAAGGCTAACATAATCAAGCCCGGCACACTAATAATACCCAAATAAGGAGGCGACATGGCGTACAAACTATTTAGCGAGGTCGCCGAGGGGCGCACGGCTAACGTCGATCAGAAATACAATCGCACCTATGCCCGCGTTTTTTTGGTGCGAACCGATTCTGCCACGTATGGCCCAGGCTACGCGGGATCTCATCCATCTTTGCCGACGATCTGGTCGGTGCATCCTGAGGATGTCAAGGCCTACTGCCTGAGCCTACAGCCATCACAGGATCAGGGCGACCCTACGCTCTGGAGGATCACGGCAAACTACGGATACAACATCGATGCGCCATCGGCGGCATCCGCGCCATCGGGCGATCCTGCGGTCGAGACGCAGCAGGCAGGGCAAGCGCCCGCGGATCGTGTCGAGAACCCGCTATCACGACCTCGAGACTACAGCGTCGCCACGGTCGCCTACCCGATCGGCGTCACCTACGATCGCTCAAATAACCTAATTAAAAACTCCGCAGACGATCCGTTCCTGCCACCCACTGAGATCGTCAAGGGCGGAGCCACGATCACCGTAGGGCTCAACTCGACTAGCTCGCCATCAGCGGCATGGATCGGTGCCATTGGCAGCATCAACGCGGCGAGCTACACCATCGGGCCATACGTCTGCGGTACAGCGCTGGTCAAGCTTAATAGCGTTAGCGCCAATTTAGTTTATGAAAACAACGTCAGCTACTGGCGCTGGTCGCTTGTATTTGAATACAGACCTAACGGATGGGCATATGTGGTCAATGACATGGGAATGTTTAAAAAATCAGGCGGGGCGAGAAAACCGATCGACATCAATGGAGTCAACGTGACGGTGCCCGTCAATCTTGACGGTGCAGGCCAACCACTGGCTGCTGGCGGTACACCCATCCCGCTCACGTACCATGTCTACCCACGCGTCACGTTCCCGTCACTCTAGGAGGCCCGTAGGCAATGGCAGGCTATCTCCTAGACGATCAGTCAGTCGCACGACTCGCCACGCTCTTAAGAGAGTATGAGGCGGGCAATCTGACCAATCGCAGCCGCAACGGCCAGCCGATCACGAGCAGCGGCTACCCTACGGTGCATGTGATCCGTGTCACCTCGACAACGCCATCGTCGGGGCTCTATCCCGGATTCATCATGGAGTATGAGTCATCGACTGACGTATGGGTCGATGGGCTTGCTATCAAAATCAAGGACATCAATGGCAGTACACCGGCAGTGCAAAGATACCTAGCACGCTATGCGGGCACTGGGCCGAGTGGTGATGCCGTGTACATGATCGATCTCTCGGGCAGTGGTGGTGGCGCAAATCTGAGCTATGACTACGTGTCATCCATCTCCTGCGTCGATGGCACCATCACGCCTCAGTACACGACGATATGCGTGCCGGGGGCGTATTTCTGCACGACTACCACGACGACGACGACTACGACAAGCACCACGACTAGCAGCACGACTAGCAGTACAACAACCACGACGACCAGTACCGCGGCACCGACGACTACCAGTACTACTACGACGGCATCGCCGTGAGGGCAATGTACGTACACATGCTATAGGTGAAATATGCCGGGATGCGTTGGCCAATGCACATACTACTGGGACGCTGGAGCTGAGGCATGGTATCCCGGCGGATTTAACACGTGCGAGAGTGGTTGTACGTGTGGGCCTCCACCTGGGGCGGAAGGCCCATATGACGGATACGTCGCGACCGTAGCCTGCGAGGGCACGCCATCATCGACCACGACAAGCTCGAGCAGCTCATCATCGACCACGACTAGCTCTACGACAACCAGCTCTACTAGCACTGCGCCACCGACAACGACGACCTCGAGTAGCTCATCATCGACCACGACTAGCTCGACCACCTCGAGCACAACGACAAGCACGACAGGTCCACCCGGATGTAGTGGCTGTACATGGAGCTGGTCGCAAGGCGAGATGGGAGTCGCCGACCATTGGATATTTTTGTTTTCCGATTGCACAAATGCCGGGTGTTATTGCCCGCCGGCGCCATCCTTTTCCGGAACGTCTCAAGGGCAGCAGGTGAAGCTCCCGTGTCAAGGCACTCCAGCCACTACGACCACAACAACCAGCACCTCGACTAGCACGACAAGCACTGCGCCGCCGACAACGACGACCACGACTACGGGCACTGGCACCACAACCTCGTCGACCACAACGACAACTACAACCGAGCAGCCCTGCACCGGGACATGCACATGGCGCTGGTACGCAGAATTACAAAAATGGATCAAGGTCTCTGGCGGTAATGGCACATGCTCGACGGGCTGCTCGTGCTCGTATCCTGAGAGCAACGGCACGACGGATGGCGAGACGGCTACGCCAGCGTGTAAGCGGTTGACGTGCAAGAAGTGTTGTGCAAATGCTAATTGCTGCCCGATGCCGTTTCTCACATGTTGCCCAACGTATCAGCTAAAAAATAGATATTATTTAACATTAATCGATGACTATGGAGTACTTACTTGTATAGGAGGATCAATAACACTAAATCTTGAACACACTGTGACTTTTTCTGGAGCTGGCGGCATCCACTACGTATATGACATTGATGGCCTAGTCGTTGACACCTTTGGTCCCAAAAAAGTACTTTGCGCAAATGTAGGGGCATATTCATTGCCAACAACTGTGCCAGATTGCAATAGTACTCAATTTACTAATTGCAATCGTAATTTAGAAATACAAGGCAGATTTTTTATAAAAGATTATTATATACCACCATATAATTGTGAATTTGATCTTAGAATTTATTTGAATTCGCACATGAAATCATATGTATTCCAATTCAGCCCAAGTGCTGGCTGGACTCTGAGTGATTGTCATCTCCAGACAATAAAAAGTGATGGAAACATTTCTGATTATGGTGTATATGATGTTTGGCACCAAACTGGTGGCGATATTGATTGTGCAACATTTTTCCCAGTCAATTACGAAGCATCTTCGCAAGTAAAGATATGCTCTACACTAAATAACCCTGGCGCTCCTCCAACACTGAATTCTGTGATGCACTATGGCGCTGTGGCTGATGGGACAATTAGGCTATTGGTGACCGAATGAAACCATGCAACCACACACCTGCGCATTCATCATGCCGCATCTGCTGGCTCTTCGATCACGACCCTCGATATCGTGCGCTATGGGGCGCTGATCCTGCCACGGTGGCGTCAACCGTCACGACTACGGGTGCGACGCCACCGGCGCAAAATATCCAGCCAACCGCCGAACAACTTGAAACATTGCGTAAAATCAAATTAATTATGGCAAACCCTTGCAAGAATCTAGGAAACGCTCTCGAAGACAAGCCGTCTTGTGGGTGCGGCGGAACATTGGCAATCTTGCATCAGTGTGGTAGACATGAGCGATGTAGGATATCATCTCGGGATCAGAGCGCACGTAATTGCGTCTCCTGTGATGACTACGCACCGAGATCTGACAATGGCAATTGACCTAACAATCGGCATGGCGACCTATGACGACCCGCAGGGCGTATGGTGGACCCTATCCTCTCTCCGCATGCACCATGACCTCTCAGGCGTGGAGCTGCTGGTAGTCGATGATCACCCCGAGCCTAATCGTGGCGAGATCGGCAACGTCTGCAATAATGCGCAGGCCAGATATGTCCATGTGCCTAAAGGGCTAGGCCCAGCGCACGCGAAAAACTCCGTGTGGGAGCATGCGCGGGGTTCGCATGTGCTGCTTGTCGATTGTCACGTGCTGCTCGCTCCTGGTGCAGTCAGCAAGTTGGTGGCCGCGGCTCGAGCTGACGCAGTCGGGTATGATATGTGGGTCGGGCCATTGCGCTCAGAGGCGGGCAACATCATCGCCACCGAGCTGAGCCCTGAGTTGCGTGGTGATTTTTTGGGCACATGGCTTGTCGATAGTCGCTACCCGGTCAGCGAAACACGCGAAGTGCATGCCCATGGCAGCGCTCTATCGTTCATGCGTCGAGCCGATTGGCCCAAGTTTAGCCAGCATTTCAGGGGTTTCGCGGGCGAAGAGATCTACATACACGACAAAGTCCGTCTCTATGGAGGCAAGGTACTCTACCAGCCATGGCTCGGGTGGTGCCATCGTTTCCCACGTTTTGGCGCAGTCCCATACAGCCTCACGCTCAACGACAAGATGCGCAA